CTCCATCCAAGGCATCTGGTCTTCGCGTGTTTGTTGGAATTGATCGTTAGACAGCGTGGCGGCTCTATTAGCTGCGTTGGCCTGCGCTTCGCCAGCGCTGCTGGCGGCTTGAGAACCTAAAAGTGAACTGCCGATAATAGCGGCGGGTACCATCCATGCCATATTAAACTCCTTCGCTCAAACAATGAGCAATTTCACGCACTTGTTGTGGATCTACATCAGCAATGATGACGTCATCGACTTCATCCTCATCTGTGCAATCTGTCGCGTGAATGCAATACCAGACAACATCTGTGAGCGATTTTACTCCGTGATGCTTGCCTGCCGCAATAGTAAGGCATGCAGGCGCGTGAACAGTTGACTTTTCACCGTCGACGATCAATTCAATCGAACCTTTGGCCAACACCGACAGATGGTCAAATTTATGCGTGTGCTGCACCAACCACTTGCCGGCGGGGATAAACGTCTCTTTGGCGTACACGCCGCCGCCGAAATGGTGATTAACTTCAGGCTCAATAAAACTCATGATATCTCTCGTCCGCTCACGCGGATGTTGATGGCGCTGGCCGCGCTGGCCACAGCAGAAACAAAATCTGACGTCTGCAAAATCTGGCCGACCAACTCAGGAAACGTGTACGTCTCAGCGGCCGCAAGGCTTTTGGTCTTGGTGATCAAGTTCTTGCTGGCCGGCGTGTCCGCGCTGGTGACGATGTTGACGCTCACCGTGGCTGTTGAGCCGCTGGTGTTCGTGCAAGTGAACTTGTCGATGATCGTAGATGTGATCGTAAGCGGCACGGTGTACTGCGTCGTCTGAGAATCCTCGACGAACTTTGCAGGTACAAGGGTTTTTGCGGTAACGGTCATACGATGGTCCAAGTTGAGCCGGAAGGCACAGTCACTGTGACGCCCGACGCGATGGTTATTTTGCCAGCTGACATCGCATTATTACCCGAAGTGATCGTGTAATTCGATGAGATTGTGGCGTTATTCTCCCACAAACCTTGCGCTGTAATGTTGCTACTGCCACCAGATGCCGCTGCCCACTTGACGCCGGTTGCGGCGGTTGAGTCAGCTGTCAGCACGTAAGTGTCTGTACCCACTGCCAATCGTGTGTTGTTTGAGCCGTTGCGGACGATCAGATCGCCTTTTGTCGTGGTCGGCGCCAGCGCGTCAAACCCAGCCGTAGCTGTAGTCTGGCCTGTGCCGCCGTTGGCAATCGCCACCGTGCCTGTTACGTTGTTGGCCGTACCCGTGGTGTTTTGGTTCAGGGTTGGAAAATCCCCTGCCACGGCAATCGACAACGCGCCTGTCGTGGTGGTGGACTTCAAAATGCCCGTGGCCAATGCCGAGGTGCCCGCCGAGTAATCGGTGCCCGCAGTGCCTGCCGAGATGGCCGTGCCATTGCCCTTGAGCATGCCGGTGATGCTGGTCGACAAAGTCAGCGTAGGTGTTGCCCCGCCGCTGGACGAGCCAGCAAAGCCATTGGAAGACGCCACAGCCACCGCCGTAACAGTACCTGAGCCCTTGTTGTTGAACGTATTCCAGTCAGTCGAACTCAGGTAGCCGTTTGTAGATGTGGTGGCTTGTGTGATACCAATCGTAGGTGTCAGGCCGCCGGTCGTGGTGATGGGCGCTGTAGCGCCTACAGAGCTGACGTAGCTCAGCGCGGGGATGTCCGCAGACACCAGAGCGCGGAACGTAGGCGCGCCGGCCGAGCCGTTGGGCGCAGCCAGCACGTAGTTGGCTGTCTTGCTGGCGTACGGATTTTGAGTGTCGCCGTAACCTGACGCCAAACTGATCACGGGCGTTGTGCCACCGCTGGACACCACAGGGCTTGTGCCAGTGACGCTTGTGACTGTACCGCCCGACGATGGGCTGGTGTTGGTGATGGTGAAGTTGGGGTATGTGCCGGTGACACTGATACCTGTGCCGCTGGTCATCACCACGGTTTGATCCGGCGCGGTGTTTGTAATGTTCAGCGTGCCACTGGTCGTGATTGGGCTACCTGTGATTGAGATGCCTGTGCCGGCTGTGGCCGCTACAGAGGTCACAGTGCCGCTACCAGTGCCCGCGCCAATGGCTGTACGGAACGTGGGCGCGTCCATCGTAGTGATGGTGTTGTCCGCGTTGATCTGGACGAAGGTAATCGCGCTGGGGTTAGTCAGCGTGAAGAAGTTTTGCCCGACTGTCGTGCCACCGAGCGATGTGCGGCCCGTGACCGCCACCAAATCAGTAGCGCCACCATCCCATTTGAGTCGGTCTGTGTAAGCGGTATCCCATTCAGTTTGCTTGGCTGTGGTTGGGATTGCGTAACCAGACGCATAAGTAACCGCCAACGTGCCTGCGGTAGTGATAGGATTGCCAGATACGGCTAATCCTGTAGGCACAGTCATGTCTACAGAAGTAACCGTTCCTGTCCCACCGCCGCTTTCGCTTACCGGCTGAGGAGGTGGCCCAACTTGCAGGTCATCCAATGACGTCTGATTGCCGCCAGCACCCGCCAAATTGAACAGATTCAGAAAGAACCGATACCATTCACGCGAAACTAGCCCTGTCTTCGGGTCGATAAAATCGACGCGGTTCGAGGGTATATTGGTGACGTTTTGTTGAGAACTAGGCATTGGTAGGCGTCAAATGCAATTGAGCGCCCATGATAGCGATTTTTACGGGGTCTGTGCCCGAAATCTCATACACGCGGTCGCGTAATTTCAATGTCATGCCTAGTCGACGCTGAATCGCGCGGTAAAAGTACGCGCCAATCTTGCCCATGGACATCCAATATTCATTGGACCATGTATGACCACCGTCATCTGACCAACGCAGCATGATCTGAGGATCACTGCCTTGCCCCTCGTCGATACCTACGCCAGTCTGACAGTCAATTTGCAGACTGTGGTGTGCAGTGCGTTTGAGGTCATTAGCGCCAGTTGGCAGCGCGCGCCATGAGCGCAGCCACTTTTGAACGCCGCCGTTGTCCGAATAGACGTTCAAATCAAACGCGTAAATGTTGCCGTTTTCAAAGTCGCCCACCAAGATTTCATTGTCGAACACGACTTGGCAGTTTGAGCGATGACGGGCGAACGAGCCGTTATCCCAGCCCGCGCGCTCATGCCATGCTTGCGTAGCTGCGTCGTACACCCATGTGGTCTGCGCGGTAGGGAAAATCAGCACATAGAACGAATGGCCGTCTTGCTGGTACGTGTAGCCAATGGCGTCAGAGATGTCGCTGTACTCTTGAATTTGCCATTCGATGGCGTGCGTAGAGATGCGTACGCCTGTGTAGCCATTCGATCGGTAGACAATACCGCGGCCACGGGCGTCAGAACCTAGCCAGAAGACGCCGTTATCCATTTTGGCCACCGAGTATGGGGCCGCGCATCCGAGCTCGTTGAAGGCGCCTTGGATGCGTTGCAATGGAAAGTTGGGTGTGCCGGCGTCGTACCAGACTTCAACTGAGTTGTTGCCAAAAAGCCACGCTTCTTGGTGATCGACGATAAGCGAAATCAACAGGTCAGGTGAACCTTCCGCACTGGCGAAGCCCAGAGGATCAATTGACAGGCCGTCCAGCAACGCTGTGGTCCACACGCGAGAGCTGTTTGGCTCGTTGAACACAAAGTAGCCGTCGAGGAAGCCAACAGTCACAGCGCCAGGGAAGTCTGGATCGGTGATCTGCGCAAACACTTCCGTGTCTGTGTTGTAGATGAAGCCATCAGGATTGCAAGCGATGAAAATCTGCGTGCCGTTGTCGGTCATCGACACGGGGCCAGTGCCTGTGACGGTGCCGATCAAAGTGCCTTTGAGACGTGTGCGGCCGTAGACATCTACTTTGTAGAATTCCGTGCCCGACACGGCGTACATGACACCTTTGGTTTGCCACATCCCGCGGATAGGGCCAGTACCGATGGTCGCCTTGCGCAACAGACCTGGGCAACGCGACAGAAACGCCGCTTCCTTGCCACCCTCGGGAATAATCTCGGGGTACAAATTGACCATGCGGTTGTCCGCAGCATTGACGCTGCGGGCCACATAGCTGGAGCCAAGGATCGGTGAGTCCATCAGTAGTTACCAGCGTAGATGTTGAATCGTTGACGGTTCGCCACCATAGCGTAGGGCAATGCCATCACGTCATCTGGGTTGTTGATGCGCTTCAAATCACGCTTGGATGTCATCGCAA